CAAGATTAGATGAGGAAACTAAAAGGCTATTAGGTACTGTAGTCAAACATTTTGACGAAGAGGATAGAGTTGTCAGAGAATATCAATTAAAGAAGTGTAGGCGTTTAAAACTTTATTGGAATAATTTTAGCCAAATTTATTGGTCTGAATCGGCTCGTGATTATCGCTTGATGACTGCTGAAGATGCAGCATATGATAGTGGTGATCAGTCATACTATGATAGACCTGTTAATGTATTCCGTGCATTTCTAGAAACAATCATAGCAGCTCTATCTATTCAAATTCCAGGTATTCAATGTGCTCCTGATGATGCTGATAATCCGACTGATATTTCTACAGCAAAAGCTGGAGATAAAATAGCTGAGCTTATTTATAAGCACAATGACATTATCTTTTGGTGGCTACATAGTTTTTATATCCATTACACTGAGGGCATGGTAGCCTGTTACACTTACGAGAAAGAAGATAAAGAGTATGGTAACTATGAAGAGAAAAAATATAAAGATGAAGAACAAGAGGCTTTTGTATGTCCATATTGTGAAGAAAGAATTGCTGATGAAGTAATGCAGCAACAGCAGGCTTTGAATTTTGGTAATCAAATTCCAGGACAACAGCAACAGATAATTCCTCCACAGCCTCCAGATATTGGAATGTCTGAGGAATTAGAGAATCAGTTTGGTCCTGAAGATGATGATATTAGTATTCTTAACGAGCTGGAAAGCGAAGGACCAATCTGTCCAGCTTGTGCTGCTAAATTAGATCCTAATCTTCAAAAAACTAAACTTATTGTTCCTAAGTTTGTTGGGATGAATACTAAACCGAAGAGCAGAGTATGCTTCGATATTAAAGGAACTCTTTATGTTAAGATTGCTAACTATGCTAAATGTCAGAAGGACACTCCATATTTAATAGATTCATATGAGACTCATTATGCCAATGCTCTGCATAAGTATCCGAAGCTGCGAGATGAGATTCCTCATGGTGGATGGTCCAATGCTGGCATTGGTGATCCATATGAACAATATTCTCGTTTAAATCCTCAATATAGGAATGCTTTCCCTGAAGAACAAGTAACTATTAAGAATGCTTGGTTACGACCTGAAGCATTTGAAATACTAGAGGAAGAAGATTGTAAGAAAATACAGAAGAAATATCCTTCTGGTGCTAAAGTTATAATGGTTAATACTATAGTAGCTGATGCTGAGAATGAATCATTGGATGATTGTTGGACTATCACTCGTAATCCTATGCATGATTTTGCAAATCATGATGCACCTGGAGAGCTTCTAACTAACGTTCAGGATATTACTAATGACTTAATTTCATTAACTCTTCAGACCATTGAACATGGAATTGAACAAACCTGGGCAGATCCTGCTGTAGTTAACTTTGATGCACAGCAGCAAATGGAAGCCGCTCCTGGTTATATAACACCTACCAAATTACAAGGCGGTGCTAGAAATATTAGTGAGGCTTTCTTCAGTACTAAATCTGCTAGTCTCTCACCAGAGATATTCCAGTTCTATCAGATTATTAATCAGTTAGGTCAGTTCGTTTCTGGAGCTATGCCTTCAATATTCGGAGGATTTCAAGAAGCTGGTAGCTCACGAACAGCTAAAGAATATGTTACTGCTAGAACGGCTAGTTTACAGAGACTACAAACTCCTTGGAGAATGTTTAGCATTTGGTGGAAAGATATATTCGGTAAGGCCATACCTTCATATATTAAATTGATTAGCCGTCAAGGTGATGAGAGGCTAGTCAAGAAAGACGATTCAGGTAATTTTGTAAACATTGTAATTCGCAAAGCTGACTTGTCTGGTAAGATAGGTTCTATTGAACTTGAATCTGGAGATACATTACCTGTTAGCGATGAACAAAAATAAGAGCTTATTATGCGTCTTATGGATCTTAATAATATGGAAGTTATGGCTGCATTAACAAGTCCTGAAAATCTACCATTTATTCGTAAGGTTACTAAGATGCCAGAATTCAAGCTACCTGGTGAAGATGATAGGCAAAAACAGCTTGAAGAAATTATCGAACTTTCTAATAGCGAACCGATTGTCATTCCTCCTGATCCTGTTCAGCAAGCATTAGCTGCTCAAATGGGACAGCCAGCACAACCTACTGAAATGCCAAGTATAGAAGTAGATCCTCTAGTTGATAATCATGAGATTGAAGCAGCCGTTTGTAGAAGCTGGTTAGTAGGTGAAGCCGGTAGGCTAGCTAAAGTTGAGAATCCTAATGGATATAAGAATGTATTACTACATATGAAAGCACATATGGAAATTCAAGCACAACAGCAAATGCAACAGCAGCAACAAATGGCTGCTCAACAGTCTTCTCAAACGACTAATAATGGTCAAAAACAAAAAACTCCTCCTAACGGGGAGCAAGATACTGAGGTGAATGATGGCAGTACTACCGTCCAGTAGTGGAACTCCGACTATACCGGCTGGAGATGTTAATAAGCAACCAACGGCTGATGATGTTTTAGACTTACTATCTCGTGATGATCCTGAAGATAAACCAGCTAAAGATAATAAAGAAGATAAAGCAGATAAGGCTAAGGATGATGACGAGATTGATCTTAAAGATATTGATGATGAAGATGATAAACTCAAACTCGATGAAGATGAAGAAGATAAAGATAAAAAGAAGCCGAAGGCAAAGCCTGAGGAATCTGAAGAAGATTTAGAGCTTGATGCTCCTCCTAAAAAGAGAGAGCTTCTAACTAAATATCCTGACATCTTCAAAACCTTCCCTTGGTTTGAGAAGATGATATATCGGGATAGAGAATATACTGAGTTATTTGGCTCATTCGATGATGCTAAAGATATTGCTGGACAAGCACAAATATTACAAAATTTTGAAAAGGATTTGATGAGTGGTAATACCGAAACTATTCTTAAACAAGTTAAGGAGAATGATCCTAAAGCATTTGATAAGATTGTAGATAATTATCTATCTACTCTTTCTAGAGTTGATAAAGATGCATATGTTGAAGTTTGTGGAAATATTGGTAAGCATATTATTAGAGATCTAGTTAGCGAAGCTAATAACGTAAAAGGAATGAACAAGGAACAGTCTGAGCTTTTACAACAGACGGCTCTAATTCTTAATCAATACCTCTTTGGATCTTCTAGTTATACTCCTCCTAAGTCAAGAGTTGAGCCTAAAGCTAACGAAGAGGAAGAGAAGCTCAATAAAGAAAGAAGTGATTTCACACGACAAAGATATGAATCTAGTCGTGACGAGCTTCAAACTAGAGTGGATAATACACTTAGAGCTACTATTACTGAATATATAGATCGCAATAATGAGATGAGTCCTTATGTTAAGAGAAATGCTATTACTGATGCTATGAAACTATTGCATGGCACTATTGGAGCTGACAATTCATTCAGGAAGAACTTGGACAAACTCTGGGAAGCCGCTTTTAATGAGAACTTCAACCAGAACGCATTAGGTAGAATTAAATCTGCCTATTTGGGTAGAGCCAAATCAACATTAAAAGCTGTTATTGCTAAAGCCCGAGCAGAAGCTCTTAAAGACAACGTTCCTTCACGTAAGGAACAAGAAGAAGATGAAGATGAACGTCCTAGTAAAAAAGGACCGATAATAGCTGGTCGTCCACGCCAATCAAGTGGAAAGAATGAAAGAAAGCCCGGAGAATCTGTTTCAGAATTCTTCGCGCGGGATTAACACTTTCACTTGATTGGAGATTTAGATATGCCCCCTGTAGTTGAATCGCAAGTAGCAGGAACAGAACTTGAAAGAGTTCTGCCTAAGGTCCAGACTGTATTTGAGTCTGATGACCATTTTTATGCAAATGTTAAAAAACGTGATGTAGAAGTAGTTTCATTTAGGGAGATGCGTGCTTCACTAGAATTACGTCCTGGTGGTAGATTCCAGTACTTCAATCCAAATGGTGGTGATTTGGGTCGAGGTGGTGGTCCTACTTGGGATAAAGCCGTTCTACGGCCAGTATTCCTATCAGAGAATATTGAATATACCAAACTAACTCAGTGGTCTACTGATGATAAGCGTAAGGCTGTTATTAATGCTGTTCGTAGATTGACTGCTGGTGCTCTTATCGAACTGCGTAGGCAGATTGATGCACAGCTTCAGCAGCCAGGAACAGGTCAAATAGGTGTTATTACTTCTGTATCTACTGCTGGAGGTGTTGATACATATACTTGTACTACAGATGGATTTGGTGTTCGTCTAGTACGATACGATCAGGTAGTTCAGGTATTCGATACTACACTAGCAACATTCCGTGGTAAGGGTGTAATTACCAAGTGGGATGTTGAAAATAAGATTATTGACGTTACTCCTGCTATTGCTGGTGCTGTTGCTACAGATGTATTGATTAATGATGGTCTTAGCTCACCTACTAGTTTGCCTGCATTGTATGGTGTTCCTTATCACCACAGTAATGCATCTACTGGTACTTGGCTAGGATTTGATAGATCAACTACACCTGAAATTAGATCTAACCGTGTTAATGCTGGTAGTAATCCACTAACCCTTCCTCTACCTAGACTAGCTATTAATAAGATTGGTAATCGTGTTGGTATGGATAATAACTTCAAGTGCGATGCATGGACTCACCCTGCACAGCAACAGGCATATGAAGAGATAGGTCAACTAGTATCTAGTATTCAGAAGGGGCCAAAAGAAGAGGCTCTCAATATGTATTTTGGTGATAATATGCAGCTAGCCGGTGCGCCGGTTAAGCCCCATTTTAACTGGAATAGAACTCGTATTGACTTTGTTGTTAATAGTCTGTGGGGCCGAGCGGAGATTCTTCCAATCGGATTTTATACCTCAGATGGTAGAAACATATTTGAACTACGTGGTCCTTCTGGTGGTGTTGCTACGGCAGATATCTTCTATATGGTCAATGGATTCCAGACATTCGTTCTGAATCCGGCCGGTACAGCATTTATTGATAGCTTGGCAGTGCCTGCGGGCTATTAAGTTCTGAAAAGGAGATAGGGAGAAAACAATGCTTGATGCTGCTTTTCAGGATTTAAGTACAGTACAGAGTAATCAACAAGCTACACCTAGAACTATTGCATCCGCCGCTGCTATAGCACCAACTACATTTATTACCTTTGTTAGCGGAACTGCTGCTATTGTTAATATTACTCCTCCTGTGCCTGGAGCACATATGTTGATATTTATTCCAACTGG